ACAGTAAGTATTGTTGTATCAGACCAGGTTACTGGGCACGGTAGTTATATATCAGTTGCAGTCGAGGACATACCAGGCGTACACTTCATGTTGTTCTATGACACGCACATGGGCATCCCCAATGCAGTTGACGATTTTAGAATGAAACTAAGGAGCTATTTATGGCAACGCAAACAGGAGAAATCCTTACAGCTGACGAACGGGTATCCAGAGTTGAAGCCCGTCTTAACGAACTCTTACGAGCCTTCCAACTGCTATCCAAAGTCAACGCCGAGCAGAAAAAACAACTTGACGAACTCAAGCAGTGGAAAGCTGAGTTTCGCACACCAACAAAACAAAAGCGGCGTACGGTCAACGCTGACGTGGCTAATATTGCTTTTGCTGCTTGGATGTTCAGTCGTGGCTATACTGTAAGGCAAGTTGAACAGTCAGGTGTTATCTCATATAGTAAGGCCTACGGCATCACAACATGGGATGACAAGTACCTACAGGAATATTTGAAGGTGCATAATGGGGTTGAGTATTATGAGCAAGGTTCAACTCACCCAGACTTTAACAAGTATGTCCCACACTGGGACGAAGTGGAGAAAAAAGTTTGACTTCATCCCCTCCCTAAAGTGAGGGGATTCCCGATATCGCTACCGAGAACTTCCTAATTCAACGAGATTTGCTTATGCAGACTAACTACACAAGACTTACATTCTCTCCAAAGGCTAACCCCGCAAGTCCTGCGGTTAAAATGTTTTTGGCGGCATTGATGTCACGGTCATGGGTGGTTTTGCATTCAGGGCAATCCCAATGGCGCGTATCAAGTGCCAAAAAGTTTAAAGTATATCCACAGTTGGAACAACGCTTAGAGCTTGGGAAAAACTGGTCTATCTTAGAGATAGTCCGACCCGCCCAATCTGCTTTGTATTCTAACTGGTTAATAAAGTTACCCCAACTAGCGTCAGCGATATGCTTGGCTAGTTTAGGATTTCTGATTAGATTTTTAATGCGAAGCGATTCTACACAAACAACTTGGTTTTCGTTAATAAGTTTGCGAGATAACTTGTGTAAGTTATCCAATCGACAATCAGAGATTTTAGCATGAATACGAGCCACCTTAAGCTTAGCCTTAGCACGATTAGCCGACCCGAGTTTTTTACGGCTCAAGGCGCGTTGTGCTTTGGCAAGTTTGGTAGCGTATTTAGCCATCAGACGGGGATTGTCAATCTTGATACCGCTATCGGTAACAAACAGGTGTTTAATGCCAACGTCAATACCGATATTGATATCAGACTTTGGCAAGATTTGATTTTCAAATTCGCACAGGCACGATACAAAGTAACGTCCTGCACAGTCTTTAGAAATAGTAATAGTGCTTGGTTCGCTTGGCAGTTGTCTAGACCAACGAATATCAAGCGGTTCTTTGCTTTTGGCAATGTAGATTTTACCGTCCGTGTATCTAAACGCACTTTTGGTAAATTCAGCCGATTGCCGATGAGTTTTCTTTTTGAATGTTGGATATTTGGCACGACCTTCAAAGAAGTTCTTAAAAGCCGTTTGTTGGTGTCTAAGAGCTTGTTGTGTGGGAACACAAGATACATCATTCAAAAAAGCAAATTCTGGCTGTTTTTTAAGCTCAGTGAGTTTAGCACTTGCTTGAATATAGCCTATTTTTTGCTTGCTTTGGTAATACTCATCAGTACGCCAACGCAAAATGTGATTATAGACAAACCGCACACAGCCGAAAGTTTGAGCAAGCAGTTTAGCTTGTTCATCAGTCGGGTAAAAGCGGAATTTATAAGCACGATATTTCATGGTTCACATTTTATCAGTAAAAATGTGAGTAATCAACTAAATAATATGGCGTTTCCTCCATGCCCTAAAGTACATGGTTTCCACGCCACAAAGGAGTAAAGATGACATTATCGGATATCATCGACCAACTGAGCGCCAACACGGGCTACCCAAAAGCTGCCATCACTGAGATTCTTCGTGAGTATCACAAGGAAGTCAAAAAAGGTGTGACCCGTGGTGAGCGTGTTTTGATCCGCGGCTTTGGGGTTTATAGCATGAAGGAAGTGAAAGCCCGCGTGGGATATAACTTCGTCAAGCAGGAAAAGGTGCTGCTACCTGCGACAAAAGTACCAAAATTCAAAGCAGCCCAGTGGAAATAATCCATTGACTATCACCGTGTACTAGAGTACACTACAAACTCAATCAACGAAGGAGTTGCCCTATGGCACTAGAAAACAACATCGAACAATCAGTCGCTAAGAACTGGTCAGTATTATTCCAAAACTTCCGCAAGGTCGTTACGTGGATGAAGTCTGGACTAGACAGCCCAGAAGCGTTAGCGATGCCAGAAGATTACGCCATCACTAAACTATTTAAAGCTGCTAAAGCCCATGATGCGTCGGTCACCGCAGTCACTAAGCAGGTCTCCATGCTTACCGCTCAGAACTCTGAGCTACAAGAAGGCTTATCTGTTACCCATCAAAAAATCGCTCAACTACTACAGCAAGTTGATGTACTGACGACAGAATTGCAAACCCTACGAACTACGCTATCAGAACCTGCAGAGCCAAAGTCTACTAAAAAAGGCAAAGCTAAAGCAGAACCAGAAGTAGCGCAAGTTGCAGAACCTGCACCAGAACCTGCACCAGAACCTGCACCAGAACCTGCACCAGCAGCGCCTGTTGCACAAACGCCAGACGAAGTACAGCTGACAGCTGCCGCAGTAGATGCAGGTGAGTTATCCGAAGATGCCCTTGCACAAGTCAGCGAACTACTGGGGAGCATGGAAGCGCTGTAAAGCAAACAGGTAGCATCACACCGGTGCTACCCTTTTTGGAGGTACTATGACACGTATAGTAATAGACTTTGAAACATACTACGACAAAGACTACTCACTTAAAAAAATGACGATGGAACAATACATCCGCGACTCACGCTTTGAGTGTATAGGACTGTCTATTAAAGTTGGGGGTCAACCGACCCAATTCTTTCGCGCAGAAACTTGGATTCCAGAACTTAAACAGTTATTAATTGCCCACAAAGACCATATTATCGTTTCCCATAATGCGATGTTTGATATGGGTATTTTAGGTATCCGCTATGGTATCCACCCACGCAATTTGGGAGATACTGTGGCTATGAGCGCTATTGTTGGGCTCGACAGATGTGCTGGACGCGCTAACCTTGATGGCTTATCAGCATATCTACGCACTATCGGTTATAACATACCCACCAAAGGTGATTATGTGCAGAATATGGAGGGTGTTAGAATCGCGGATATGAGTCCTACAGATTGGGCACAATATGGTGAATACTGTAAGACAGATAGTGATATTTGTGCTGCCATGTACGATATCATGCTTCCATTCATGCCGGCAGGTGAGATGGAGATGATATCTACTACGCTTAAAATGTTCACCAATCCAGCCATCAAATTAGACACAGACCTTTTGTTAGATTACGAACAACGCCTTATACAAAAGCGTGAAGATTTACTCTCTGGCGTAGCACGACGCGTCGGTTTGTCTGGCGCAGATGAATTAGCACCACACCTTCGCTCGACTGCGAAGTTCGCAAAGTTATTAGAATCAGTTGGTGTCACCGTACCGATGAAGTATAGCGAGAAGCAGGATAAGATGATACCAGCTGTCGCCAAGACAGACCATGAGTTTCTGGAGTTGGTGGCATCTGAAGATGAACTGACTAGTGCGCTATGTGAGGCACGTCTTGGCGCTGCGAGTAACCTTGAGATGACACGCTGCAAACGCTTCATTGATATTTCTAATCGTGGTTTGATGCCAATACCCCTGCGGTATGCGGCAGCTCATACAATGCGTTACGGAGGGGCAGACAAATTGAACTGTTTTTCTGCGGGGCATGAATTACTTACGCCGGATGGATGGGTTGCTGTAGAACACTATACAGTAGGAACACCCATAGCGCAATGGCACGAGGATGCTACTATTAGTTTTGATCACGACCCATCATGGTTAGCTAGGCCATACAAAGGATTAATGTACCATATAGAGACCCCAACAGTTTCTCTAGTTGTTACACCAGACCATCGGATAAGCAGTGTAAAACAGGGCAAGCTAGAAAATGGGTTCACTATAAAAACCGCTGAACAAATAGCTAACTGTAGTGGGCTTGATTACATACCGCTATGCGGAGTTGTAGATACCCCAGAACATCCTTATACGGACGCGCAAATACGATATCTAGTGGCTTTGCAGGCTGATGGCAGTATCGTAAAGAACCGCCATTTGTTTGGGTTCAGACGGGAGCGTAAAATAATTCGCATGAGTGAGCTGTTGGTAGAGTTGGGATTTAAGTTCACTCGTGTTCTACAGGCTAATGGTACTACTTTGTTTACTGTGACCCCGCCACCAGAGTTCGCTGTGGGGAATAAAAATTTTGGTAGTTGGATATTAAACCTAAGTGCCCGACAGTTAGGTTTATTTGTAGATGAGTTACGCTATTGGGATGGCAATAGCAATAGTAACAATGGTTCTTTGGAATACAACTCTACGGTGATGGATAATGTGTTATGGGTCGATACCGCTATGCGTCTATGCGGTCGGTTCTCTGGCGTCTATGGTTATAACTATAGCAATGGTACAGCCGATAAAGATACCCCCTATTGTTGGAGATTGTATGAGCGAACCAGTAGGTATGGCTCTATAGATACTAAACGTCACGTAACTGCACAGGAGTTTGATGGTATTGTATATTGTCCGAAGGTGGATAGCGACCGTATATTAATAAGACACAATAATAAAATATGTGTAGTTCATCAGTGCCAGAATCTGCCAAAACGTAAGGGCGACAAGTCACTACGGCGTTCTATGACCGCCCCTAATGACCATGTTCTAATAGCCACGGATTCGAGCCAGATCGAGTGCTTAACCGGAGATAGTCTAGTGCTAACGGATACTGGATTGAAGCGGATAGATAACATTTCTATTGCAGATTTGTTGTGGGACGGTGTAGAATGGGTACACCATGATGGAGTAATATACAAAGGAGTAAAAGATGTTATCACTTACGCTGGAATTACCGGAACACCTAACCACATCGTCTACACCAGAGATGGTAGGAAACTCACGCTCGATGAAGCTGCGGCTTCGGGAGAGGAACTCGCTGTTGGTGAGAGAGAGGGGAAACCAGTACGGACGTTGGACAGTGTTGGAGAGACCTATACCCCTAATGGGGGTGCAGAGGGTGTGGACGCGATGCCAATGTGGGGAAGAGAAACTCACACCAATATCAGATCTGAAGTCGGGGAAGTCAACGAGCTGCAAAGCGTGTGGGCGCCGGAAGTATTTGGATATACCGGAGCTACCTGCCAACCAGCTACAAGGGCGGTACAATGCACTAGTGGAACGGTGCAAGGCAAACAAGTTCAGCAGTCGCACCTACAAGAATGTGGAAAATATGTTCGACAACTGCGAGCACTTTGTTCGATACGTCTGGGAAAACTTCCCCCGCGAAGATTATCGGAATCTAGAAATAGACCGGATAGATACGAAGGGTCATTACGCACCCGGCAATATAAGGCTTGTGACCAGAGAGGAGAACGCCCAAACACGAGGTATGAACGTAACTGTCACATACAAGGGTCAGGTCATAAGCGCCTCAAAGTTTGCACGAGATTATGTAAGAAACTTTGGCTCCGATTGGGTTCGGGAACAAATACGCAAGGGACTTACCGCCGAGCAAATATTAAATTTAGCGCAGGAAAGAAAGCGTCTGTATTTGGTGTTCGCAGGGGAGAAGTTTTGTATAGAATCGTTCGCGAGAAAGTTCGGCGCGAACTGCGGAGTGTCTCACATATCAAGGAAACTACGCAGCGCTATACGGAACGGGGAAACCCTATTGTCGGTACTGTTGCAGTATACGATATTATCAACGCAGGAAGCCGAAACCGTTTCTGCTGTAATGGAATAATTGTTAGTAACTGTAGAGTGCTCGCGTACGCTGCGCAGGAGCTGCCCCTACTTAACATCTTCTTGAACAAGGATGACCCGTATAGCGATATGGCGTCTAATATTTACGGCTTGCCTTACGATGTTATATATCGTGAGGCTAAGATTGAGCGTACTAAAGAAGGTATCGTGCGCCGCAACGTGGGGAAAACCACTGAACTTGGTTGTATAGCAGAAGGTACTGAGGTACTGACTGACCGCGGCTGGGTGCAGATACAGAATATACAATCTAACGATTTGTTATGGGATGGTGATGAGTTTGTGCCTCATGATGGGTTACTCGATAGGGGATTCAAACCGTGCGCTATATTCAATAATATTGCTTTGACCACAGACCACAAGATATATAATCATATTTCTGGTAGATGGTTTACTGTAGAGGAGATTTTATACTATACGGATTTAAGTTTGTTAGCCGACGTTATAGCAGACAGCTGCAATCAGTATAGCTTTCATGATATCCCATCGAAATACCGTAGCCACTTGGTAGAGGCGAGAAATAATAAACTAGGCATTAACGATTTTATTACTCGGCCTATATTAAAAACCTACGATATCCTAAACGTCGGCACTAAAAATTGCTTCTATGTGCGCTCTATAAATAGGGGCAATGGTAGTTCTGTGCTGAAAGTCCACAACTGCGGATACGGCATGGGTGCAGATAAGTTTGAAGGTCAGCTAAAACTGGATGGTCTAACAGAAGCCGCCAGCAATGCCAAGGCAATCGTACAAGCCTATCGCCGCGCCAGACCTAGTATTGTCCGGTTTTGGAAAACGTGCAGTGACGTACTTGATATCATGCTTGCAGGCGGTAAGGTATCGTTTGGTGGTCCGAACAATGACCTGTTTTTAGCAGATGGGTCAAGTGTATTCTGGGGCAAGCGGATACCGTCTGTGCGCCTGCCAAACGGCACGTATATTTGGTATCAAAACTTACGCAAAGTACCGCGCCAAGAACCAGCCCAGTTTGGTGATGGTATGGAATTTGTGTATGACCAATTCAAAAGCAACCGATTCGAAGTGAACCGAATCTATGGAGGTAAATTAACCGAAAACCTGATCCAAGCCCTAGCATTTGCGGTACTAAAATATCAAGCGTTACAGATAGTTGATATGGGCGTACCAGTGCACATGAACGTGCATGATGAATGGGTGAGCATTGTACCAAAATCAATGGCACATCATGCAGTCGCCGTACACGCCAAGGCGATGCGAACTGTACCAAACTACATCCCAGACGGGTTACTTGATATGGAACTCGATATGGGAAAAAATTATGCCGATACTACAACAATCGGTGGACTATAAACTAGGAGAAAGCCATGACATCTGAAAACAAACCCGTTGATACAAACGAAGTAAGCCAGCCACTAACTGTTCCACTGGAACAATATAACAAGGCAGTCACTCTTTTAGTTTACTTGTTCAATTTGTCTATTGACCTGTCTAATATGGGCAGAATAGATATCGACTCCGCAACGATGACGCTAGACACAAAACTCGGTGAAGTACCAGAAACGAGTATCCACAACATATTTGCCAACGTAGATAAGCTGGTCTACGAGGCTACGTTGAGTGAGGGCTTCTCGCTAGTCGCCCCAGAAACGCTAGTAGAAACAAAGCCAACTGAACAACCACAACCAAAACTTACGCTACTTAATTAGGGGGTAATATGAATTCTTCTGTAGTTTATGTAGCTCACATGGGCGACGACAATAGTATTGTGAACGCTGCCCGTGTCAGCTTTAATAAAGATGCCTCCAAGTTTACCCCAGAGCAAAACGCCAAGTTGATACGATACTTGGCAACTCACGGACACTGGACACCATTTGCCCATGCGGTGTTGGCGCTAAGGTTCACTGCGCCCATCGCGATCCACGCCCAGTGTGCAAAGCACCAGATTGGCTTCGTGATGAACACCGTGTCCCGTCGGTATGTGAGTGATACACCTGAGTTGTTCACTCCCGACTTTCGCACCAAGCCTGACGGCTCAATCAAACAAGGCAGTGGTGATAAACACAAACGCAGTAGTGCATGGGCTTTGGAGTACACCAGCAAATGCAATGACATGATTGAAACGTATTTAAGAATGATTGCCGATGACGTAGCACCTGAGCAAGCACGTTTTATTCTACCGCAAGGGGTTTTTACCGAGTGGGTATGGACTGGTAGCCTACAGGCGTGGGCGAGGTTCTACAACCAACGTAGTGACCCTCATGCGCAGCAAGAGATACAAGAACTTGCACAGATGGTAGATGATATCATCTCACCGCTATTCCCAGTTTCTTGGGAGAACATCACTAACAAAAAGGATGACTAACTATGGCACTAATCACAGAACGCCTTAACTTATTTAAAATGCCTACTCTAGAGTGGACAGACTTCAAAGGCAAAAATGGCATCTCCTCTACCAAGTTTGGTGGGGTCGAGTACGTACTACGGGACAACCCAGAAGCCAGCGAAACCTACCCATACATCGTGACCTACGATGGAAAATCTAAAGAATTCTCGACCTCATATGAGGCGCTAACATGGGTACAGAATGTTCACGCCCCATCGGTAGCACGTGATATGGGTTTACTTTCAGCAGGTGAAGCGGACGCTGTAGATTATCTAGTAAAATCGTGCCACAACCAGGCTTATGAGATGGGATGGTGGACAGATATAAGCACAGGCGAGCAAAAAGACCGTAACATCGGCGAAGCGCTGATGCTTATCGTCAGCGAAGTAGCAGAGGCTATGGAAGGACACCGCAAGCGTTTACCGGATGACCACTTGCCACAATATCCTATGATGACCGTGGAATTAGCAGACGCCATTGTGCGTATCTGTGACCTAGCTGGCGGACTGCGAATGAGCTTAGGGCGGGCGTTGGCGGATAAGTTACGATACAACCGCAACCGCGCAGATCATCAACTTGCTAACCGTCTCAAAGAAGGTGGCAAAAGCTATTAGGGGTTAGCATGGCACTAATTATTAACGAATGGAACACCGCAGTATGCCCGTACTGCGACACTGAGTTTAATAGTTTGGACTTAGAAGAACAGTTAGAGGATGCCGGCGCGCCCAGAACCAATATGGTGATGATGTACCGCGCGTGCGATAACTGCAACGAACGGGTGGAACTAACAGTCACCTATAAAATTAGCGCCTATGTGGAGGCAAGGTAATGGCAATATCCCCAACTAAGCTGCAGACGTTCAAGACCTGCCCATACCAGTATTACGCAAAGTATGTGAGCAAGGAAGTGAAGTTTGCAGACACGCCGCATACTGTATTTGGTACAGCGGTGCACGCAAACATCGAGAGCCATTTGATGTTTGATGCACCACTATCACCACTACTGGCACAGATGAAGCCGATCTTCGATAGGGCGAAGCCTTATTTGCTTGGGGCGGAGACTTCCTTGGCGATAGATAGGCAACATATACCAGTAGAAACTAAAAATAAATTTACCATGTATAAGGAGGCATGGTTACACTGTATCGTAGATGCCATTTACGCTGACGGTAAAGGTAAAAGGCTTATCGCCATCGACTGGAAAACAGGCAAAGAAAGCGATGCCCGCATACAAGGGGATATCATCAAACTTTGTATGGCCAGTAAGTACCCATACTTCGAGCAGTACGAAGTTGTATTCGTATATCTGTTCAAAGGGGGCGCTACACGCACAATTTACAGACCCAAAGAGCAACGACTTGTTCAGTTATATGAGGATATCGCGGAGCTGGAGGAAGCGGAAAAAAGTAAGCATTTCCCGCCTACCCCAAACGGGCTGTGTAAAAAATGGTGTGACGTTTTATCTTGCCCACATAACGGGCGCAACAAATAAAGTAACGTGGTATGGTTTGCCATTCGCAACAGATACAAGCTATACTATTACGAACGATTTACTATCGAGGTAACTATGCCACGTGATTACAAAAAAGAATATGCCAACTACCACGCGAAGCCAGAGCAGAAAAAGAACAGAGCTGCTCGAAACAACGCCCGTAGAGACGCTATTCGCAAACACGGCAAAGCCAAATTAAAGGGCAAGGATGTAGACCACATCGTGCCACTTAGCAAAGGTGGAACTAACGCACCCTCTAACCGCCGTATAATTTCTGCGAGCAAGAACCGCTCAAGGAAATAGGTGGCAAGAGGGTAATTCAACGGGTCGGTGGCTCAATCGGCAGAGCAGTGGATTCATAATCCATAGGTTGCAGGTTCGAGTCCTGTCCGACCCACCAACAACAAAGGTGTAAATTATGAAAATCATTGAGCGTGGCGAATTACCACAAAACAAAACCTATCAAGCTAAATGCCATCGATGCAAAACTATTTTTGAGTTTGAAAAACATGAGGCGCAGCCATTTAACGATAGAAACGAAATGGTTTTAGTTATTGGTTGCCCAGCGTGCAAACATACTTTGTCAGTAAATCAATAGGTAACTAAATACAACAGTAACTTTTAAAGATTAATAGGTGGGATTTATGAAATATCGCAAAAAACCAGTTGTCATCGAAGCAATACAGTTCGTTGAGTTATCAAGAACTCAGGGTAAGTTTGCGGAAAGGGTAGAATACAATGACAAGGCGATTCTTGACTTTGTGGGATTGCCTCTGCGAGTTAAGACAACACCTGATGTTGGAAATCCTTTAGGCAAGGTTTCTATTGAAATACCTACGCTTGAGGGTGCTATGCAAGCACAAGTTGGCGACTACATTATCAAAGGTGTTAATGGTGAGTTTTATCCTTGTAAGCCAGATATTTTTGCTAAGACTTACGAAAAAGTCGAACATGAACAAGCCCCTTGGTCGCGCCAAAAAATGCACGACGAGACTAGGCAAGCAGAAAAAAATAATATCGAGGATGTACTACCAAAAACTAAATATATGGATTTTGGTCAAGCTGTCCGAGTTGTGAAGAATGGTGTTCGTGTTTGTCGTAGTGGGTGGAATGGTAAAGGTATGTGGCTGGGACTGGTGCATCCAGACGATGACGACATTGTTCCACCGCGCCCTACTTACGCCGTCGCTGGAATAGCGGGCTACGCCACCAACGGCTGCCTACCTTGGATCGGTATGAAAACCGCAGACAATAAACTTGTCCCGTGGCTTGCCAGTCAAACCGACGTACTAGCAGAAGATTGGCAAATCGCAGACTAGGGATAATAACAAGGGTGGAAAAATGACAACAAAATTAATTGACCTAGACAAAGGTGCGAGATACCGCGTTCTTGATAATGGCGAAGTAGTATCTATATCGGTTTCGTGGTCAGATGAAACAGTGCATTACGAAAATGATGTCGTTAAAGGTAATGTTCCATTATTTGAGTTTATCCGTCAGGTTTTTTCGGGTAGTGTCGAGTATATAGAACCCCCACATCCAACGACCTACAGTAAAGACATAGCTGACCTCAACAACTACGGCCTAGACGTATCATTCGTAGCAGTGGACGAAGCCTCGGAATTGGAAGGACCAGAGCGGTGCGCTGATTCGTTCGACGAAGTGGAAGCCACAGAAGCATACGACGATATCAAAGCCGAAATTGCCCGTCCTACAGATGCCGATGAAATCCTGCAAATAGCCGAAGAAACCATAGCGCAGCGCGGCGTTATGTACGACTCTACCGGTCAGCAGCAAGAGCGCTCGATGGGTAAAGTAGTGGCGATGTTCAACGCACTGACAGGGCATGAGTTGACCAACGAGCAGGGATGGAAGTTTATGTGCCTACTCAAACTTGCTCGCAGTGAGCAGGGGGAATTTAGTCTAGATTCTTTCATCGACTTGGCAGCTTACGCGGCTTTGGCGGGCGAAGAAGCAGCGAAACACAACCAATAGCACAATAGGACTTTACTATAATATGACGAAGTGGTAATATCAATTTGTCATAGATAGTATCTCCTAGTAGATGGGCTACTTATATTAAGGTATGGGTAGCCCATTTCTACCTATGGATCGACTATGAAAAAAATTCTCGAAAGTGATGTTAAGAAAAAAGTAAAAGACTTACTTGATTGGGTCGGCAAGCACGTGCCTATCTACACGATGACCCCTGCCACATTTGGCTATGGCGAATCTGGACACCCTGATAGACTGTTATATATCAAGGGGTATCTTCTTGGTATCGAATGTAAACTTGATGGAAACACATCACTGCTGCGCCCAGAGCTAAAACCAACGCAGTCTGAGAAGGCACAAAAAATTATGTTGCGAAGGTTACGCGCCGCTGGTGGGTATCCTATCGTAGTGCACAAAGACAACCTAAAAGAATTCAAAGCCCTATTAGAAAGTATCATAGGCATGGACATAGATGTGAGAGTAGAATAAATGGCAGTCGTAATAGCAAATAAAAGAACAATCCTTGTGCCATTACCGGACAAGAAAAACTACGACATACTATCTGCTGTGTTCCCTACACGCTTCATCCCAACCCCCGATGGTGGTATTTTAGCTCTGCCACATTGCGCGGATAGTATGCGTATGTTATATAACATGGGCATTAATGTGGATGGGTGTGAGCTGTTTCATCACTACTACACCCCACCGACACACCCAGATGGGCATAGTCCGTGGTGGTGGCAGCTGGAGACAGCAAACTTTTTCGTGAACAACCCGCGAGCGTTCTGTATGTCAACTCCCCGAACGGGCAAGACCTTCTCTACGGTTTTAGCAATAGACTTTTTGCAGCAGCAGGGGGCTGAGGCGGCGCTAATTGTTGCACCGCTTACGGTAGCCGCTGAGGGTGAGTGGGCAAGGACAGCACGAGAATGGTTCCCAAATAAAAAGACAGTGCTTATCCACAAAGACCGTGAGGCTGACTTAGACACGCCGGCTCATATTTATTTGATCAACCCCGATGGGATGAAACTTGTGGCTGATAAGTTAGCCAAAAAAGTAGCACAAGGTAAAATTTCTATCGTAGTATTCGATGAATTAACCGAGTTTGCCAATATGAAGTCCAAGCGATGGATAGCAGCAAATAAAATTGCCAAAGATGCCCAGTACGTCTGGGGACTTACAGGTACGCCGGGTGGGGCGGATAAAGTATATGGGCAGGTGAAGCTCATTAACCCATCTAAAGTGCCAAAGTATTACGGGGCATGGCGGGACATGACCATGTATAGAGCTACGCAGTTTAAATGGTTGCCCAAAGAAGGTCACGAGGAAGTTATCAAAGAAGCCATGTCACCTGGCATCCGCTTTGACAAAAAAGATTTAATGGATATCCCGCAGCCGAAGGTTGTCACAGAACTGGTGCCACTTACCCCTGGCCAAGAGGCACTAACACAGAAACTCATTGATGAATTGCAGGCGAGTATAGACGATAATACGATTGATGCAATGACAGCCAGCGCGCTTGCCACAAAATTACTGCAGGTTTCTGCGGGGGTAGTTCGTGGGCAAGATGGACTCACGGAACTTGATGCAACGCCCAAGCTACAGAAACTTGAGGAATATCTAAACAAAACCGCTGCTAAAAAAGTAGTGTTCTGTAACTTCACAGCGGTCAACGATATGCTGGTGCGTGAAATCCGCAAGATGGGTTTCATTTGTGAGAAGATTGACGGTAGTGTGACAGGCCTTCGCAGGTCGCGCATACTAAAAGACTTCTTAGACAGCAAAGAACCACACGTGCTAGTTTGCCATCCGCGAACCACTGCGTTCGGTGTCGAGCTTGCCAGCGCGGATCATATCATCTGTTATGGGCCACCAATGTCTGGGGCGTTTATGTACCAGCAGATGTTCGAGCGCTTATCGTCATCTAGACAGAAAGCCACTGAGACGTTTGTGGTGCACCTTGCTGCGGGTAAGCAAGATAAAGTAAGTTTTTCCAACCTAGCTCGTGGGGTAGATATCGAGCAAAACATAGTCAACATATTTACAAGGGAGTTATTAAATGAATGAAGTAGTAAGTGAAGTAGTAAGTGAAGTAGCCGTGCTTAGAGCCGTGACAAGACTGATACTAGAGTATATGCGGAAAAATAATTACCCGCCTACACACTGCGTCCTACCACAAAGAGTATATGACGATTTGGTGGAACTAAAGATACAAGCGAGCAGGCAACTTAACCCAAGTGAAAATATGCCTAAAAACGCGAACAGTATCGGGACTGTGAACGGATTAATAGCCATCGCATCTCCGTATATACAGGCTGTCGTAGTATTCAATCCAGTGTTAGATGGGGTTTCGATAGATGGAGGTGCTGAGTGACAACTAAGAAAAAAAGACCCCGTGCCAAAAAACTGCCACGTCATTACAAAGGCTATATGGAGTTTCCATTAATTGGTGCGGATACTCATGAGCAGTTTTCACTTAGTACCCGCTACTTTGGTGACTTCGACCACATCCCAACGCGACGCAAGATTCTTAATAGAGACCGCTCATATCGAGTAGAACTGCACCTGCGTATCGTAGATAGTACCAGCAGCGGGTGGTCAATCGTCGATATGACGCCGGACCGCGCGCTTAACCGTATGCAGCTTGCGGAATTAGTGCATTATATTGCGACGGAGGAAGTCGATAAACTAATCCGTAGTAAGATGCCAGTAAATGTGGATAATTCGTATGTGAAAATTATTTTGTAATACTAGTTGACACAACTTAATTTGGTGTGTACTATGGTACACATACACAACAAGGAGGACGCTATGACAAGCAATCCAAGAATACAGATGCCAAAGGTATCAGACTTACCGAGGGAGCTTACAATCCCTCCAGAGATTTACCAATCAGAAAAAGCGTGTGGTGAGTTTATCATCACTCTAAACGAGTCACTAGCTTACATTGGTGCGATGGATAAACTGTTCCGTGCAGCCAAAGAAGTCGCAAGCCAAGTCATGCTTGAGCGCCTAGAGGTTACAGGACAAAAACATTTTGCCTTCGACTTTGGTACTTTTTCCCCGCGTGTTAGCGACAATGTTGGGTTCCCGACCGAAGCGGCAGGTGGAAAACAAAAAGCGTTTGAATGGCTAAAAGACCTAGTAGAGCGTGATATAATTGACCTTCGCACTGTTTTAGACTTACAGCAGTCGCGGTTAGTAAAGGACACTGTATTAGCAGTTGAGGAATTAGCTGCTAAGTACAACGAGGACAATCCAGACAACCCAGTTTCAGAAAGTCCATTTAACCATTTCGTGGAAACTAAATTATCTAGTCCACAAAAACGCGCTAAGTAGCGCATAACTCGGAGAGTAATCTATGAACGGCTTATCTATTAATTTCGACGTCAACCAACTATTACCTGCCAGTATCCTAGACAAGATTGGCAGCAACCTAGACGACATGGCAGGTTCGTTTGGTGGTGGACTTAACTTTATTACCTATGGCGGGCGCGAGTTCCACTTAAAAATGGGCGGTGCAGAAACCTCACACCCGTCACGCACGTTAGACTTCGTTCTCGTAGCAGGTGCTAAAAATGACCACCGTGTCTTTTACCGTGGCACGTATGAAGCTGGCAAAGATGTTGCCCCTACTTGCTGGTCTAGCGATGATGTAACCCCCGATGCAAACGTGCCACCACAGCAGCGCGGTTCTGACAAGTGCGAGACTTGCCCATTCAATGCAAAAGACTCGCACCAATCTGGCAAAGGTCGCGCTTGTACCCGTAAACGTCGTGCAGTTGTGATGTTGCCAGACGATACAGAACAGCGTTTATTCTTGACCGATGTGAGCGCATTATCTATCTATGGTGAGCGTAACACGCAGGCGGGCTACTTAAACTGGCAGCAAGTCACCAAACAACTTGCAACGTATCGCAGTCAAGATAAACGCCTTGTGCCGTTTGTGTTCGTTCTACAAATGTCGTTTACCCAAGACACGGTGCCAGTTACCCAGTTTAGCTTTGTTGATCAAGTAACCCGTTCTAATATTCGCATGGCGCCCCAGCAAATTATCGAAGCTGCGGGTAAAGCGTGGGAGTCTGGCGAGGTAGAGCGCTTATTATCGTTGGAGATAGGTAAAGCTGACGCGCCAGCGCAAGAGCAAGCTGCATCAGCACAACCTACTCAACAGGCTGCACCAGCTCAACCTTCATGGGCACAACAAGCGGCGGCGCAACAGGCACAACCCGTATGGACACCACAAGGCACACCTGCACAACAGGCGCATCCATCTACCACGGTAGAGGACGACGATGATATGCCAGCACTTTAGTGTTAGGTGACTAGAAGTTTGGGAGCTTAGTGTACTATACTAGGCTCTCTTTTTAGATAGGGTGGAAAATATGACAGTTTACAATGAACAACTAATCGACGCCCTCGTGGAAGCCAAGGAACGGTCTGGCGTTTCTTATGCAACACTGGGGGAACTACTTGGGTGCAAAAGAAATATCACCCACAAATACTTAACCAAACAACGTCAACTAAAACGCAGTGACATCGAGCGACGCGCAGTAGTAGCCGTGCGAGTGCTTAACACTTTAGCAGATACGGGAGAACTGCCCGCCAGTAATGTAGAAGAAACTGCAGAAATTATTGATAATTACATTAACAATCTTAGTAAATAAGGACATCTTATGCGTCCTAACCTACTCCAATTTTTCCAAGCTATCTTGCCGGATACAGGCGTCTTTAGTGCGATTACTCGCAATAAAATAGATTATAAGTTCAAGCATAAAATATTCTACTCTGTGCGTGAGTTAGCTAAGTTTTGTGCTACGCAGCTTGATGCGCCGCATGATTTATATTTCGCCCTTGCCTCATTCAAAGAAGGTTGGCACACCATCATGACCTCGGATGGCGAGACCAGCGCATTTCGTACAGCTGAGAATGTTAGCCAACTACGTAGCCTGTGGTTAGATGTTGATGTTGGACCTAATAAGTCATACGCAACCACCCGCGACGCTTTAGTCGCACTACGCGACTTCATGGTAGTTACACACCTACCTGCGCCGTGGATAGTTAACAGTGGCTCTGGCGGACTGCATATCTACTGGACGTTCGATAGGGCAGTGGGTCGTCAAGAGTGGCAAGTTGTTGCCAACAAGCTGCGCGCTGCTACGATAGAGCATGGGTTCCTAGTTGACCCCGCGCGTACCCGTGACAGCGCTAGTATCTTACGCGTGCCAGCATCGAACAACTGTAAACTAGATGAACCACGAAAAGTTAAACTACTAGCGTGGGGCGCACCGTCGCCATTCTCGCTGTTCGAGAGTTTGCTATCTGAGTATAAAGTAGAAGTAACCCCGTCTACCGACGTAAGCGGTATTTTGGCAGGGCTACAAGGTATTGATCTGTCTGGTTTGGCAACGGTTGTGCCTGTAGACGAGCCACAATATCGCGTGCGCAAAGCTGAGGATGTTATCGCCCAATGTAGACAGTTACAGTTGCAAGCTGACGCTCCAGAACCTGTTTGGCGCGGTATGTTGGCAACGGTACGGCATTGTGAGAATGGCACACAGTATGCCCACAAACTATCGGCACAGCACCCCGATTACAACATCGACACCACATTTGAGAAGTTAGACCAATTAGAGGCTAAGAACATAGCACCGTATACCTGTGCTACGTTTCGAGAGTTGCGTCCAGAAGTGTGTGCCACTTGCCCCCATAATGGTATGATTAACAGCCCAATCTCAGTGCCAGAGAGTCGAATAGAAACCGTGACCGTTGATGATAGTGGTAACGTGGAGAAGGAAGTTGCTCCGACATTTGGGGCTATACCTCATTATAACTCAGATAGATTTCGAGTTAACGAGACAGGATGCCATGCGTATGTAGGCAGTGCGACTGGTGGGTACTGGACTCAGATTTATGACTTTCCAGTAGTGCCCATGCAGCGCATACGTGACAGAACGCCCACAGGGGATATCGTAGTTAGCTACATCATTCGCAGATACCACAGTCGCGGTTACGACGAGTTTCAAGTCGGCGGCGACGTGCTTATGGGTAGTGGCATCAACGGGTTCTTAGGTAGTGTTGGATTTCTGATACCAGAGAGGAATAGGAAACTTATGGCAGGATTATTAATTGACCTATTGTTAGGTGCAGAAGATACTATAGCGGAGACTAAATTGGCAAATAGCCTAGGATGGGATACTAACCATGAAAGTTTTTTACTTGGTAATAAGGTGTATAAGGTTGGTGGACCTGTCTTAGATGTAAACCCGAAAGGTAACGCTAGTCAGTTCTCGCGTCTAACCGTGCCAACTGGTACGTTGGAGGCATGGAAAAAAATAGCAGGTGTCTATAATAAAAAGGGTTTAGAGTGGGCGCAAGTTGTAGTATGTAGCGCGTTTGCTAGTCCTTTAATGGGTATCGGGGCTCTTGAAAAAGCAGCTCTTATGTTCATCACAGGGGATAAGGGCG